ATCTATCTTTGGTCAATCACTTGGGGATAATCCAACCCCAGACCAGATTAAAGCCGCCGCCGCTGGCAACAGCGGAACCAATACGTTCTTACAGGCTTATTTTAGCAATACGCCAGACCAGACAACACTTGACCGTTTTGTGGCTTCTCACGCTTCTATCTCCACCCAGGCTGACAAGTTTACTCCAGAAGGTAAGTTGGCTACAACTGCCGCTGGCCTCAAGCAATACGCACAACAATACGGTATTAACCCAAATACGCTTCCATCCCAATGGACTGGAGCCGCTGGACAAGGCAAGGCTACTGGTGACTGGTTTACCAGCACGGCTGATGCTATCTCTCAAGGCTATACAACCCTTGATAGCGAGCAAGCCGCTATGCGTACCAAGGCCGCTCAACTCTACAAGCCATTTGCCGCTCAGATAGCCAATGGCGAAAGCGTGCAGTCTTTGGCTGGTTCATACCTTGGAACAGCATCCAACCTGCTTGAAAAGCCAGCAGACAACTTCACTCTTGGTGATTTCACTGGAACCAATGGATTGATTACTAAAGCCTTACAGGGTGATGGGACAAACCCACTTCCACTTGACCAGTTTATGAGTCAAATCAAGGCTACTCCAGAATGGCTTACTACTGGCAACGCTCGTAACAGTTTGATGGATACGGCCAGTTCTATTCTTCAAGGATTTGGATTGGTGCACTAATGGCGACAACTGCACGAGTTAAAGACATGGACCCTGGTATTGACCCTAAAACGGTTGACACCGTTAAACCACCCACTACTACCAAACCAGACCCAAGCCAAACCTGGACCGCCTCAGATGGAACCGTTTTTACAGACCAGCGTGCTTTTGCAACCTATTCATCGGCCTTACTGGCATCTGGTACGGCAAAAACTGCCGCAGCAAATGCAGCCGCTACTGATGCCGCTAATAACACAATAAGTAACCAGAACGCTTTTGCCTTATTAAAGTCAACGCTTTCTGGTTATGGTCTTGATACAGATGGTTCTATCAGCAATGGCATACTTAAACTTCAACAAAGCAATTACGATGCCGCTACCATTCAAGCAATTATCCAAGACCCTGGCTCGATTAAGAATTCTGACCCAGCAATCTCTGGTCTTGCTACAGCATGGCAGACACGGTTCTCTGGCAACTACGGTCCCAATGGCCGTATAGCCAACGGATTAACGCCATTAAGTGCGGCTGATTACATTGCTACGGAAAATTCATATAACGACATTTTTCACGCGGCTGGTGTTCCAGCAGGGTTTTATTCAAGCCAAGAACAACTTGGAAACTTAATTGGTGGTGACATAGCCCCAACCGAACTTCAAGACCGTGTAAACACAGCGGCCAAGTCCATTGCCAACCAAGACCCATTTTACACCCAGACCCTTCAAAATTACTACGGGCTTACTCCTAGTGACATGATTGCTCACGCACTTGACCCAGAAACCGCTTTGCCACTCTTGCAACGTCAAACAGCCGCCGCTACCTTCGGTGCTGCTGGTAACCGTCAGAACATTGCAACCGACCAGGCTACAGCCGAGCAGTATGCGGCTCTTGGGGTAACCCAATCTCAAGCCGAACAGGGATTTGGTCAAATTGGAACTGAACTTAACACAGACCAGAAGTTAGCGGCAATCTACAAAGACCCTAACAATGTACAGTCTCAATTAGTTGCGGCTACATTTGGTGGTCAAGGCGGAGCACAGGCTCAAGTTGACCTTACTCACCTAAAAGCACAAGAAGTAAACCAGTTCTCTGGTTCTTCTGGAGTTGATAAAAACTCACTACGCGGTAGCGAAGTCACCGCATTTTAATCTTGCCCGACCCGCCAGCGTCGGTGCTACGTAACATAAGACTGGAAGTAGGAGCAGTTGTTTATTCCCCGATTTACAACTAGGCCTGCGTTTAACCAATAAGGGAGAGCCAGATATGGCAACAAAGACAGTAACAGATGACGAAGGCAATGAGTACACCATTGAGGTACCTGATGCGCCAGCAAATACGAATGAGGGTCCAGCCCAACTTCGTAAGGCGTTAAAGGCCGAGAAGGACCGTGCCGATGCCGCGGCCGCAGAACTTGCCAAATACCAGGCAAAAGAGCGGACTCGTGAAATCGAAACTGCTTTAGCAACAAAGGGTGTCAAGCCACAAATCGCAAAGTTCATTCCTGCGGATGTGACGGCACCAGACCAGATTGACAAGTGGCTAACTGAAAATGCTGATGTATTCGGCTTCCAGACCACTTCGCCTAATGATGGTCAAATAGACCCAGAGAGACAAACAGCAGCAGATGCGGCAGCCCGTATTCACGCCGCTACTCAGACTGGTACCACAGGAAGCGACCAAGCAGCGCTTGCGGCCAAACTTAGTGACCCTAACTTGACCAAGGCTGAACTTGACGCATTAACTGGTCTTGGGTACCAAACTCCAGGTCGTCCAATCAGATAGTCCATTCTAGCCCTCGAAAGGGATAAACGTAAATGGCAAACGCCTATAACTCCGTAACGTCCTCGGTTGGTACATCCGTTGTACAAACAGCCTATGACCGTTACATCGAAATGGCGCTCCGTGCTCAACCTATGGTCCGCGACCTTGCGGACAAGAAGCCAGTACAGCAAGCAATGCCTGGTTCATCCATTGTATTTAACATCTACAATGACATGACCGCCGCAACGACTGCTCTTACTGAGACGGTTGACCCAGACGCAGTAGCACTNGGTTCTACAACCCCAATTACCGTTACNCTNAATGAGTANGGTAACGCATCTCTTACAACCCGTAAGTTGGAACTCCTTGCCTTCTCAGACATTGACCCAGCACTGGTTGACATCCTCGCGTTCAACATGTTGGACTCCTTGGACACAGTTGCACTTCAAGAACTCACTGGTGGCCCTAATGCCATCGGCGAAGTTTCTGGTAGCCGCGTATCTACATATGAAGGTAACTTCACATCAGGTACCGCTGGAACTGTGACTGTTACATCAACAGACACATTCCACTCACGTGACGTCCGCTTCGGTGTCGCCAAGTTGCGCGCCAACAACGTAGTTCCTCGCTCTGGCGAGTACTACTGGTGCGGAATCCACCCAGAGGTTTCACACGACCTTCGTGCTGAGACTGGTTCTGGCGGATGGCGTGATGACCACAAGTACGCGTCAGAAGGCGTAAGCCAATTCTGGCCAGGTACTATCGGCACCTACGAAGGTGCAATGTTCGTAGAGTCACCTCGTATGGCCAACTTCCGTGATGGCGTTGGTGGTACTGGTGCATCTGGAACATTTGGTACACCAACCTATGTCAACGCTACTGGTGGTGTTCGCGTATTCCGTACGCTGCTCGCTGGTAAGCAAGCATTGGCAGAAGCGGTTGGAGAAGAGCCACACATGGTTCTTGGACCAATCGTTGACAAGTTGGGTCGTTTCCGTCCAATCGGATGGTACGGTCTGCTTGGATGGAAGCGTTACCGCGACCCATCATTGGTCCGTATCGAAACTACCTCTTCAATCCACACTGGAGCCTAGTAGTTAGATAAAAATTGGTGGCCCCCTCTTCGGAGGGGGTTACCTCTCAACAAGAAGGAAATATGGCGACATACACATTTACAATGCCTAGCACCCGCGAGGGTCCAGCAGGTTTTGACTCATTGTTTTATCGCTATAAGTTAGACCGTGCAGATTCACTCATTGTTACCGCGGCTGGAGTCCCCACCCAAAAGCGCACATTTGAAGTGTCAGAAATTACCAACGCACAAGCCGCTGGTGGTTACGCATACATAGGTGGGCATGTTTACTCGATAACAGCCAACGAAGTGTCCCTGCTGACTACAGCGGGCTATGGCGCCTACATCACAGTTTCTTAGGGGATTTATGGACTGCAATCACATACCAAAGGTTGTCACATGGGGTATAGACAGAAAGCGTAATTGCAAGTCTATAGTTACCCTTTATGGTTGCACCAAATGTGACATTACTTGGAAGAAATTGCCCAAGTTTGAAGATAAAGAACCAGAGCATTTTCACACTGAATACGTGGAAGGTTGCTTTGCTTGTAAAGTCAAGACATTAGAATTGAACCCTGGAGATGCCTCAAGAGTTAACTCAATGCCTCAGAAAAAGTGGGACAAAGAGTTGGCCGACTACAGGTCTGCTCGCAAACAAGGTATACAACCAGCGGGTACAACCCGCAAACATATTGACGAGGCAATAGCCGCAAGTGATAGGTCTGGCATGGCTTTTAATGCAGACACTATGGGTAGCGCCAAGACAATGACTGCTGAAAAAGCAGAAGTAATGAAATTCCTAGATAACGTCAAATAAGGAGCAAACAATGTGCGCTAGTTGCGGATGCGGTAAGAACGTCACAACCCCACAGGGGTTGGAGCAAGCCAATTGGACTGGCCGTCCAGAGGATAAGTACGGCAAGTATGATGGTGTAGGTGGAACAAACAACCCAGGTAATAGCAAGTAATTTAAGGAGCAAAAATGGCCGCAGGAGACGGACTCACAACAGTCTATCATCTTAATCGTCTTGCTGGCACTTTGCTCAATGGAGTGCCACAGTTAGACTTCAACGGTGCCGCCACAACATGGGGCAAAAACGTAACTGGAGTTCAAGTGTCTCGTGGCATTGACGCTCTAAACGCCATCTACGCATTTCGCAATGGTGGCAAAAACCTCTATCTTGATGTCCCTGGGGTTTTGAACATGATTTATAACAACACTATGGGACTTGGTGAAGACGAAGCCGCTCGGAGGATTGTCTCGTAATGACATCAACATTTTTAGACCTAATCAACGAAACGGCAATTACCCTTTCGGGCTATACAGCCACCCAAGACCAGGCCACATCACTTACCAACAGCATGGCCGCAGGTGACCTTACATTTGTCACCAACGGAAGCATCCAGGTATCACGAGGTTTGGTTGAAATAGATGATGAACTTATCTGGGTAGATAGTTGGTCACCTTTAACCAATACGGCCGTAGTTCCCGCCTATGGTCGCGGCATGCGCGGGACTACAGCCGCCTCGCACAGCGCTGGTGCTCGCATCACCCTTGCTCCCACCTTCCCACGCTTTGAAATTGAACGTAATCTTAATGCCGCCATTGACGCTGTATACCCAGACCTTTATGGCATCGGAACAACAACCTTTTCTTTCTCCCCAGCGGTAAATACCTATTCCATCCCAGCAGATGTAATTAACGTCATCTCGGTAGCATGGCAGACAGTTGGTCCAACCAAAGAGTGGATTCCTATAAAGGACTACAGACTTGATTTGACAGCCGACCCTACCACTTGGACCACTGGCAAGACAATAACCCTTTACAGCCCAATTGTGGCTGGAAGAACGGTATCTATCAGGTACACCAACAAGCCACCAACTTTGGTAAATTTGACGGATATCTTTGAGACAACCACGGGCCTGCCAACCTCATGTCGTGAGGTTGTTATCCTTGGGGCAGCCTATCGTGTGGCAGCCTTTCTAGACCTTGGCCGTATTTCGGCAGTAGCGGCAGAGGCAGCCGCGGTAGGTGGTCAAGGAGCCAACCCAGTCGGTACTGGAGCCAACCTTTCGAGGATACTAAAGCAGATGTACCAAGACAGGCTTTTGACGGAANTTAGACGTCAACAACAGCAATTTCCNCCACGTATTCACAGGACANGATAGGAAAATAAATGACACTTCGCTATTACTCCAGCGTGGCGCAGGATACAACCCTGCAAGCACAGGTTCTTACTGGTGCTACAAGCATGTCGGTTGGCGCCACAATTGGCTGGCCCACATCCTATCCTTTTACCTTGGCTTTAGACTATGGAACATCTGCCGAAGAGTTGGTTGATGTTACAGGGGTTGCTGGTCTTGTAGCCACAATTTCACGTGGAGTAGATAGTACAACTGCCATCACCCACAATGCTGGAGCGACAGTTCGTCATGTGCTCATTGCTCGTGACATGCGCGAAGCCAATGCACACGTAAATGCTTCTACAGCAGTTCATGGAATTACTGGCTTGGTTGTGGGTAATAC